AGCAGTCTTGGCAGTCCTAATCCTTTCTTCATAGCAGGGAAGAAAGCATACGAAGTAGAACGTAGTTTAAGGTTTAATAATGATGATAATACACATTTAATCAGAACTATAGGTTCAACGAGTAACAGAAGAACTTATACATATAGTTTTTGGATAAAAAGAACAATGAAGGCCGCAGAACAATATGTTCTTTATAATGGTCACTTAACAGGAACTCCTTACGTTGATGCAAGATTTGAAGCCAATAGTCATCAATTTCAATTTATTGATTACGATGGTAGTCATCAAATGCGGATGCAAACTAATAGAGTATTTCGTGACCCTAGTGCTTGGTATCACTTTGTCATTGCTATTGATACCACACAAAGTACTGAGTCTAACAGAGCAAAATTTTATGTAAACGGAGTGCAAGAAACCTCTTTTAGTGTTGCAAATTATCCAAGTCAAAATCAAGATACAGCAGCAAATGTAAGTGGTCATGTTCAAACTATGGGAGCAATTAAAGCGTCAGGTTCAAATGATTTAGATGGTTATTTAGCTGAAATAAACTTTATTGATGGATTTCAATATGACCCTTCATATTTTGCAGAAACAGACCCACTAACAGGTCAATGGATTCCTAAAAAGTATGTTGGAAGTTATGGAACAAATGGTTTTTATTTGAATTTTTCAGATAATTCTGGAACGACTGCAACAACACTTGGCAAAGATTCAAGCGGTAACGGCAACAACTTCACACCAAATAATTTTTCTGTAGCTGCTGGTGCTGGTAATGATTCTTTAGAAGATAGCCCAACTAATAATTGGTGTACTTGGAATGTTTTATCAAAAGATGGTGGAACTACACTTTCAAATGGAAACTTGGATATTTCAAGTTCTAATTATGGAAATAATACTGCTACTTTTTTTGTAACTTCTGGGAAATGGTATTGGGAAGGTGTAGGTGATGGGTATGTAGGTGCGATATGTGGTAATGACGGACAAAATTTTGCAAATTCAATAAGCAGTACAGGCTCTAATAGTATTGGATACTGGAATGGAAATGGTTACGCATATTGGGGCAGTGGTAACACTGGAAGCGGAACAACATATTCAAGTTCTGATGTAGTTGGAATTGCACTTGATATGGATAACGGAACTGTAAAATTTTATAAAAACAATACATTAATTCACGATTTGACCTTCG